ACCGTCTTGTCAGCATTGACCACAAACTCCAGCATAGACTCAGGGATACCCGACTTGACAAAGGCTTCCTTCGCCGAGATGGTATTCTCTTTCAGAGCCAATGCGCTCTCACGCTCTTCGATACTCGGCAATGCCACCTCATTAGACGGTGCAGTTTCAACCGGCATTTGGGGGGCATTTCCATCCACAATCTCCATTTCTGTTGTTATCATCATTTCCTCCTAAATCTACAATAACTCATTTCTAAACATTATGCAAGTGGTGTCATCAGTAGACCACATACAAAGCGCCGGTCGATGTGCGGTACTGTCTCCCGACCTGCAGGTTTCCGGTAATCGCCGCCGCGTTGTCTGCGAACACCGGAAGCGTCGGTATCTGCGGGACGCTCGAATCCACGCTTGTCGGGTCGATATGATACCGGTAATGCTCGTCTGCGGTAAGTGCGCGGGAATGAAGCTGGACGTTTGAGAGCGTGCCTTTGAGGAAATATCCGTCAGATCGCTTTCCGATATACAGAACATGTTGTACTGTACTCAATGTAATTACCTGCCCCGACTTTGTTTCTAAAAGAATCCCATCTCTGAACACCTTGATCGTACCATTGGTGCGATTAAACTCAATTGCTATCGTGTGTGTTGTTGATGTAAAAACTCCAAGGAACATTGTAAACACTCGTAACGTCCCATTCCAGTGTGCTGTCGTTAATGTTGTCGATGACGAGGCCTTAAATGCTTGCTGATGTTCTACAGACGCAGCGCCAAACAACATTTGCTCGATAGCCAGATTCTCAATCCCCGACCACTTGCACATGAACGTCATCACATCGGGTTGTGTGAAATAACCGGCAGTCCGCAAGAAGCTCGTCGCACCATTGAACGAGAGTCCTCTACCGTTTACGGTGTTGACAGGTGTTACTGCGGTGTTGAGGAGATCGAGGGAATTACCGGAGCGGTCAGCAACTTTGGTGAGGTATGCGCCGGTGCCGATGTACCATGCACGGATTTGTGTTGTGCCGATGGATTCCGCCGTAACAAATGGCTCTATATCTATCCACCCAAGTCCAGTTGCATCGTGATACACATTTACCATCGTCCATTGATTACCCACCACGGATGCATAGTAGTCTGTCCCGTCTGAATTAACTCTTATGGTTCCAGTCGTTGGATACTTAATTGAGAGTCGTATTACCTTTGACTGTGGAGCTATCTGTAGCCTAATTAAACCGAATCCGTATGTGGGGGAAGCTATCTGCCATATGCCACCAGACACCGACTGAAGCACATTGCTTTGTATCGAATTCACAACGGTATTTATGGTTCCGGTGGTGCCCGTCCAATCCCCGATATCAGCACTTGTAAAGTTCCCGTCTCTCACAAACGAAGTCCCGGCTGGATCGTCTGGAAGCTCCGGCACACCGTCACCGGTCACGTCGAGGATGCGGGAGATATCGGAGACGGGGGTGTCGGCAAGATGGACGAAGGCAGAGGACGCGGCTTTCGTTGATGAGTCGGTTTGCGCGAGAGCTGGGAGGAGGGGAGAGGAGGAGAAGGTTTTGACACCGGCGATGGTTTCAGTTGCAGAGGTAGAAACTTTTCCAGCAAGCGCAGTAACCAGCCCAGTGATCGCTGACTGAGGGTGGGCATCATTCTCGGAGCGACCCAACAGATTGTTATGCTCAATCGCAAGAGGAGATCGAATAAAAAATCCTCGACCATTCCCCACAATGTATGTAACTGTGGTATTGATTACTCTGGTTGTGACCATACCGATCTGAAAACCAAGCCGGTCAGTAGCAGCAATCGTAAAGGCAGCCAACGAGTAGTCAATAACACGCGGTTGATAGGTAGTTTCTTCGATGCTCGGGCTGGTCAAGGTAAACAGCACATCTTCGGTTCCGTTCGAATGCCTGACAAACGCACGAATCATCATCGAAGTCTCGCTCATAGTCGAGCTTACCTTGCGATTGTAGTTGAATGCCCATGATCCAGCCGGTATGGTAGTAGTCTTCAAGGTAGATTCGGCAAGATACTTCATGCCCCATACGGTAGCATTCGTAGCTGATATGGCTACTTCAGTCTCAGTAGCATCCATCGTCAGGCCAACGGTATCGTAACCGCTAACTGTACTGTCAACTACAGACAAATACTCATTGAATCCTGCTACACCAATTGGTATCTCAGGTACTTCAATGGCATCTATCTCTGCTCGAAGTACATTATCAGCAGCGATTCGGGCATTCATTTCCTCGGACAAGTCAAGAGCAAGTTGCTCTGCGGCAGACTTGGTTATCCTGACATCCATGTTGGGCGGATTTGCTGGGTATACATTAGGCATTGTTCACTCCTTCGTTGTTGGCTACCTGCTGTTCGACAGCAAGGGTAGCCGCATCACGTTGCTTGATTAACTCCATGTCACTTTCAGTGATGAAAGACAACTGAGTCGCAAGATTCTGAATCGGAATACGATCTCCCACAAGTTGTATGAGTTGGGCTATCTCAAGATCAGCACCTATCATGTTGCGATTGAAGGTAATTTCGATGTCCCGGTAGTCATACGCAGTAGACTCAGTAAGGTTAAGATACCGAACGATCAGCTCAAGCCTGCGTTGTAATCCCTTCTTGAACTTGCGTTCTTGCTTGGCAGCTACATTCTCGGCACCAACCATCTTGTATTTGATGGCTACCCCCGATGCGTTCGAGGCGAAGTTTTGATCAGAGAGGTCAGGCAATGAAGCGACCTTGTGAATGTCAGACACGATATCTTTTTTAATCTGCTGTATTTGTACTGGATTACAGTTCTTTACGAGCCACTCCGCCTTGGAATCTCCATCAAGAAGCAACACTCGATTACGTTTCATACCGTCGATGTCTTCTTGTTCGGTGCCCCCGGCATTGTATATCGCAAGGAACGAGTCAACAAACGCTTCATAGTCATCAATCTCGCTCGAAGTAAGCGTGTTGTATGCATCCTGAAGCGTCAGTATCTTGGCAAACGAGCTGAGTTTGACACTGTTGTTCGGGTATTCTACGAACGGAACATCACCAAACGAGTGTCCCACACGTTGGATAAGCCTCGCTTGTGAGAAAGCCTCATTCAATTCGTAGGTGATGCATTCGGTTGGAGTCCATACTTCGCAGACATAGGACTTGTCAGTCGAGTTGTACTTGTAGTACTTGATGACACTATTGAGATTCTTCTCAAGGTCACGGTTGTAGATGAACGCGACATCCCGGTAGTCCACGGTTTTGAACCTGAGATCTCCATTCGCATCGGTGAACAACTGCTCTGCCCCCACCCCGAACACGTTCGCATTCTGATTGTTTTCCATGTCAGTTTCATGGGAGTCGTTATACTCCATGATGTCTTTGATGGACTCAAGGAGGGAGGGGTCAGTAGACTTGTACTGAATCGGGCGACCAAGCAAGTACGTGTTGTAGAAGTCTGCAATGACAGCACAGAAGTTCGTTACTATTCTGTTGGTCGGAAGCGATACATCAGCGGTGGGCTTGAGCAAGATGTTCTGATTACCAAGGTAATAGCTCTCAAGCTCAGTAAGGTACGGGCGTTGAAGGTGCTTCTGATTAACGAAGCGCATGATATCAGATTCTGTGAGAACTTTATTCTTATCGACGTAGAAGTCCTCGAAAGTTACTATGTTCATTTAGTTCTCCTTAAGTATATTAAACTACACTTCATTGTATTTGTCAAGCCCCCCTATCGAATACCTAACGATTTCTTGTCAAGTGTTCGAAGTCGTCTGTTACGTCTGAAGGGTTCAGTTCCATAACGTAATGCAGCCATCGCATCATCGCATACTTCGAGTGGTGAATCTAAAGTTAACCCGTTCGAGTCCTTCTTCCATCTCCATTGCTGAGCTTCCTTGAATGTATTGGGGCAGGCGGGGTCTATGTAGATGTGTCTTTGTTTCAGGTAATCTATCTGTGCCTTGACTGAACCATGATCCTTGCATACCCCTTGGGCTTTGTAGCCAGCTTGCTTCCACTCCTTGATCCTATCAGGCTCAGCCGAATCACAATACATGATAGCCCCATCGGGTAGATTCATATGCTTGGCGAGTTCAATCAACTCACCCGTGTGCTTCTCGAACTCATACAATTCCTTGAGCACATACATCTGATCGTCCTTGTATCCGATCACAAGTAGGCAGTTCGCATGATTAAACCCGAAGTCCTGACTCATCAGCACGGAATCATACCAGTCGTAGTCTTGCGGACAGTTAGTTAATGTGTAATTCCTAAGGATATTCCCACCCGTATCCCCCCACTCACCAAGACCATAGACCCGATAACCCTCAGGATCTGTAATAGCTCGGCGTTTCATGCGCTCACTATATGCAGCATCGATGAACTTATTCTCAAGGTAGGTGGTCTTGAGCTTGAACGTGTTCGGATCATCAATATCCCATAGATTTAATTTGATCCAGTGCTGTGCGTCTATAGGATTAAACGTCAACGTCAACTGATAATACAGGGCAGGGGTAGGCAACTCACCTCGAAGTCGGTCATCAAGTATATCAAAGTCACTCGCATTAAGTTCAGTTGCTTCCTCAACCCATATCCAAGTCAGCTTGCCCGACTTGCAAGTAACAGACTTAATCCGTTCGATTGCTCTTGTATCATTACAGCCACGAAAGATAATAGAGCAGCCCGTTGTCTTGCACGTTAATGATAACGGAGCAACGCGCACTTCCCACAGGTGGGTAAGCCCTGCTCGTTCGATTGCACCTGAAAGCTCAGCGAAGGTACTGCTAAGATGCGATGATTCAGTAGCACGAACAACCATCAAGTTAGCCCCCCGGTATACCGGGTTACTGAGCTTGAGTATATAGTCTTGAGCCACATCGACTGACTTACCTGAGCCAGCTGAGCCAAGCATCACACGATACCTCTGCTTAGTCTCGTTGGCACCACGATACACACGATTGAACTTGACCTCAGACATAGTTCACCTGAATGTTGACTTGAACCGGATCTTTTATATCCGACTGTTCCGGTGGGAATACTCGGTCTAGTAACAGTTTCGCTGCTTCTATTCTTACCTTCTGATTACTTGAACAAAGGCACTCTTCAATAGTCTTGATTGCCTTCGGCAATAAACTCTTAAACTTAGCCATGCTTGAAGCCAGTACTGCATCAGTAAACTCCTTCTTACCAGCCCAGTCATAAAAGGTAGTCTTTGATACACCCACCTCTGCGAATATTTGCTCATTCGTCATACCTCCAAGAGCCTTTAACTCTATACACTGTAACCACTTAGGGTCCTTACTTGGTACATATTCTTTCTCACTCATATCCTTGTTTCCTCCTAATAAAGTTGCGGAGGTGGCGCAACTCGTACCCAACTGTTATGTAATATTTTAATAAAATATTCTACAACATATAGAGTCAAGTGGCGCCACTACCCCCACTCACTACCTACCAAGTACCAACCTTACCAACCAGTTGTCTCGGTTCATCAGCCTTGATCAACCGAACCCCAGTCCACAACTTCTTACCTCCGACGTTCACCTTCGAGATACCCTCGACTGCAAGCATCGTGTTATTGAAGTCACTGATCGGCTTACAGAAACTCTGGTTCTCCTTGCAATACGCCTTATACGCAACGAACAAATCCTGCGATCCCACACGTATGGGTGTGTCCCGCGTGTCATTCCCAAGTACGCATTGCTCGCTCAAGAACTGACCAACGATATCCTCGTTCTCCTTGTACTCTTCAGTCGCTTCAAGTACAAAGCTCGGTGTCGTCAGCTTGCATCCATTCTCAACGAACTTCCTCGCCCCTTCACACACCCATCCAAAGATACCATCTGCCTCAGTATCAAGCACCATCTCAGCGAAGTTGGTCTTCTTCTCCGCATCCGTGAACTTGTATTCGAACGGCAGATTCTTGATCCTTCTCCATGTACCATAGTCACCCGATCCAATACGCGGTGTATGATTCGTCGAATAGAACACGGTATGCGTCGGGTTAAAAGTCTCCGGCATGGAATACAATCGCCTCGCTGCTACCGTCTCGTTACTCGACAGTCTCTTCAAAGCCTTGGTACTCAGACGATCACCCTCTTCAGTCTCACTCAAGAACACGATGCGCTTGCCCCGAACCTCAGCAAAATCAGGCGGTGTCTTGCCGTCCTTAGTCGCAGTAATAATGTCAGGCTGTAACGTCAGTGCATACGTCCCAAACACAGCACTCAGTATGTTCGCAATCGTAGACTTACCGTTCGATCCATTCCCAATCATGAAGATCATCGCTTCTTCATACACCTTACCAACAGCAGCCATACCAACGCACATCTGCAGATACTCAGCACCCTCACCCGGCAGTACCTTCTGAATAAACTCACTCCACTGTGGGCAAGTTGCATCAGGATTGAAGCTCGCACCTGCTATGTTGGTACAAAAATACTTGGAGTCATGCTCGATAAGTCTGTTACTCTTGAGGTCAACGATACCATTCTGGCAGTTCATCAACATGGGATCAGAGTCAAACAAGTCAGCACTGATTACCGCCCGACTCGAAGCCAGCCTGACCATAGCACTGATAGCCTTCGACTCACGCATCTTCTGGCTATGCTTGGTCATGACCTTGAGTAACTCAGGACTACGAGCAGGACTCGACTTGTACTCATGAGTCTTGGCTCTGAAATCATCAGACAAATCCTTAGCCAGTTGTTGCGCCCGAAGATTCGCTGACTTCTCCCAGTGCTTCCCATTCCAGTACACCCAGTCAGTCCACTCCTTACAGTATGCAAGCTGATCCGAGTACAGATCCACGAACATATCGGAGTTACCGACATCATCATATGAGTAGCCAACAAAGTAATTGTTCACGCACTTGGCAATCGAATCCTCAAGGTAGTCACTCCGATTCAAGCACTTCTGCTTATGGTAATCATCCTTTGATACAAAGTGCGGACTCTTCAAGAACTCTTCCTGAACTTTATCAGCATCCCGTCCGACATACTTAACCAGCATACTAAGCAGCGCCATGTCATCAGCAGATTCATTCGCATAGGGACGACAGCCTAGGTACAGTGCGTTGAACCTAGCATCCCGGTGTAAAGCTTCGAGAACATCACACACACCCACTCCTGTGGGCACAGCAAGCGCGTCACGCTGTTGCTTCTGCATCACACGATCAGCTTTCTTGGCCTGTCTCACAGGTAGGTAGGTTTCACATATCCGAGCCAAGCCTGCTTCATCAGTAGCGATGCGCTCTTTGTTCAACCATGCCCCGGACAGCGTGAAGTATCTGCCTGCCTCGTAGACTTCAAGATCAAAGGGTGCAGTCGAAGCAGTCCTTGTCTTGTAACCTTCAGGTACATCCTGATTTAGGAACAGGAAGTGTACTCCAGTACCCGAGATCGAGTACTCGCCATAGGTCTTGATACCTTCGACTGCTTTCTCTGCATTGGCATTGATCCATGCACCAGACAGTGCATCACACACATGGTCAAGATCCATGCCTACGATCTTGGTATTAAAGTGATCCCCCAGTATGATACCAATGCCATCAAACTTTCCTGCACCAGCAATGAACGCATCATAGACAGCAGTAAAAGTATTCCAAGTATCAGGAATAGTTGATCCGGCATTCGCCCCATTGGGTTGTTTAGGAACCTTCGTCTGTTTTCCATCTCGTAACTCCTTAGAAAATAATACGAATCTTGGTTGATCCAAGATCACGCCAAACCCAGCGTCCGTGAGGGTTTGTTCAAGAGGACTCTTAACTGTAGTGATTGTGTCAGTAGCAGGATTCGAAAACGATTCCATCTGTGTCTCCTAGCGAAAGTAATATCAAGAGCATACGCCCTGTCCGTAGATAAAACATACAATATAAATTAGTTTCTGTCAAGAGCGCAACTACCGCAACTTAAAAATAAAAAGCCCCTCGGAAGACGGACTCTTCTAAGGGGCAAGTTGTACTACCAAGAGGAGTGGCTTAGCAGTACAACCAATAGACGTTGAAATGGCACAACATCTACCAGTAGTATAGCGGAACCACTCAGGCTAGTCAAGCCATAGCCAGAAGTTTCTTCTGCGAGAGTATCATTTTCATGAGCATCGGTGAGTAATTCAGACTGAACTTCTCAGTTACTCCGAGTGTTTCCTTGGATGCAATACCAAAGTTACCCAGTTGAAGGTACAACTCAGAAGCCATCTGGGAAGTGAGTGTCATCCAGATTAAGTACGACATAGAATCTACTTCAGGTGCTACAGCAGGACCAGCAGGCTTACTCAGCTTTATGAGCATCATCAAATGAACATCTGCTATGGCGATCAAATCATTACCCAAACCTGTGAGACGAGCGACTTCTGCGGTATCAGAAGATTGATCATCAAGGTCACATAATACAAACCAGTTGTGTATTGCAGTCATTGTGTATTCCTTTTAGAAGTTTTCCCACGGTGCGATATCGGTATAGTTTGGGTCCAGTACCGAAAGATCCTTGTCATATTCAATCAAGCCTTGATAACCATTAGCAGTTGATGAACCATCAGGTCCAATTACCCAGCTCGGTACATTAACCGTCGTAAATCCTGACATCGTAGGAACATCAAGAATCTCGTATGAAAGTGTATGCCCGGTATACGCGAATGAGTCATGTGTATTGATATTGAGAGTCATCTCAGAACCGACATAATAATCACCGGGGTATGCGTGCCATGTTGCTACCGAAGGATCTCTATATCGAATGGCAAAGTTTATCTTCCTGCCTTGTGTAACCGGTAGAGATATTCCTTGAGTGAACCAATTCGTAGAAAAGTTAAGAGGTTCTCCAAAATCATTCAAGGTAGACAACAGATAGTAGGTACTCGGGTCATCCGTATATCGGAAACCAAACCCATAGTCTGTGTAGATAGCATCATCAACAACTCCAGAGAATGTAGCTGTAAGAACTGGATTAGCTACATCTCCTGTCTCGGTTGATTTGATACGACCCTCTGACCACACGAGGGTGGGTTTCTTCAAAAAGACCCACGCGTTTGAATTAAGAGTTCTTGTATATGTGGTTGTCGAGATACCGTCTACTCCGGGGATACTGATTTCATTTAACGTGCAAGTAGATGGTCTTACCTGTAAGTTTCTCCGAAGTATCTCGATACGACGGACATTGTTTACTGTCTCGGGAAGAGCACCTTTGTAGGTTCCAAATGAAGGGCTGATAGAAGGCATGAATGGTGTTATGCGTGCTTTGCACTCGAAGATAAGACCTTTCGGATTGAGTGGATTTGCTATATCAAACGGGTATCCTGCTGCAACATTATCAGGGAGAACCCAAATAGAACGTGTAAGCATATTGTACTCCTTAGAAAATGGGGCAGAGCCGAAGCCCTGCCCCGATTGGTGACTTGGTAGCTTAGCCTACCAGCTTGACAGCTCCGTAGTACTTCGCCTTCTTGTCGGCGGTAAGAACCTGCACCACGCTGATGACCGGAGTAGCTCCGACATCTTCAATGGCAGTTCCCACAGTCAGGGCAGTCCAACCGGCAGTCGTACCGGGATTGATTACCTGATCGAAGGTAACAGCAGCAGGCGCTGTAGCAAGGTTATAGCCCAAGGTATTGACCGAGAACTTAGCCGGGTAGATGCTGGTGATCTTCGCATCATACGTGCCATCGGACTGCTTCTCAACCGTATAGGTCAGGAAGAGCTTACCGAGCCGAGCGTTCTTATGGGTGATACCGATAATCTTGTTCGCGTTTTCAATACCGCAAACATAGTGTTCATCGACCGAGAACAGGGTCTTCTTTGCCAGCACGTTACGTGCGGTTTCGAGGTTGACATCCCGTTTAAGGAACGCAGTCACCGCGTCCTTCTTGAGCAGGAACGCCTGCCGGGTATCATTCGTACCGTTGATCTTGTTGCTGATGATGACGTATGCCCCGGCGATTATACCGACAACACCCTTAGTCAGAAGTTCAGCAGCAAGCTGGTCATTACCAAGGAACTTGGCATCGGCACGAAGATCCTTCATACCCTCCTGTGAGACGAGCAGGTAGGTCTCGATACCCTGCTCTTCGTCCGCGAACTCACCCATAGCCTGAGCAACGACATCGTAGCTCAGTGCATTGGCAGAGGTAATCCGATAGATACCCCCGTCACTTGCAAGCAGAGCAAGCGCATCATTGTCAACCTTGTCTTCAAGAGCCATACGAAGTTGTTTGTTGGTTTCTCCGATAGGATCACCAAAGCCAGACAGCACGGCTTCGTCAGTCAGCTCAACGTTCTTGACAGCTTTCTTTACGGTGTACGATTTCTCGTTGGTCGTAAGAGCTTCGACGTCACCTTCAACACCTTCAGCCAGATCAGCCGCAGGCCCAATGTAATTGAAACGCGGAACAACGATAGTCGAACCGGGTTTCGCACTCAGGGTCGGGTCTACCTTCATGAAACCTTTTGCAGCAATACGAGCCGCAAGTTCCGCAGAGATGGAATCAGCCATCACTTCGGGGTCAATCAGGTCAGACAGCAGAGTAGTCACAATAGTACTCATTTGTAGTCTCCTTCCAGTAACAGTATCTGGCACTTCTTAGAGAAGTGCCAATGGATATGCAAATCACCTACTCTGTGCTTTCATGTAGGCATCGGGGCTTGTCTTTTTCAATGCCAGTTTTTCACTGTAGGTCATTTCCGAAAATGGTTTGTAAGGCATACTGACCGGTTTTGCTGGTGCATCCCCGGCTACCTTACCCTTAATAGCAGTCTTCAGCGCACTTGCCCACGCGTGGGTGAGTTTATCCAAGTTCGCTTGCTGAACCGTCTTGTCAGCATTGACCACAAACTCCAGCATAGACTCAGGGATACCCGACTTGACAAAGGCTTCCTTCGCCGAGATGGTATTCTCTTTCAGAGCCAATGCGCTCTCACGCTCTTCGATACTCGGCAATGCCACCTCAGTAGACGGTGTAGTTTCAACCGGTATTTGGGGGGCATTTCCATCCACAATCTCCATTTCTGTTGTTATCATCATTTCCTCCTAAATCTACAATAACTCATTTCGAAACATTATGCAAGTAGCTGTGTTCGAAGTTCTTTTGACTCCGCTTCAAGAGCAGTCAGCTTCTCAATATCGGCATCAGTTTGAGTCCTGCTCAAGATTGCACGCATCGGTCTCGCTGCAAGCGTGTCGATCTCGGCAAGCCGACCGATAATGCGTCGGCGTTCCATCGCGTCTTTTTCTTCCTGCGTCGGCTCGGGTGGTAGCGGCTCAGGGATGAGGGACTCGGGGTGTTCGAGGAGATAGGCTTCGACTTCGGAATGAAGATCACTTAACACATCGACTCCATATGGCAGATTGCCCATAGTAATTTGATATGATCCGTCTTTTCGTTTTATAATTGGCAGGTTGTCGCTTGTTATCATGCTGAAATCCTTTCCCATAAAATACGAGTATTTGTTTGTGAGGTTGTGCCAACAACTGATGCTGATCCAGCGACAATCGCCACCTGACCAATGCTGGTTGTCTGGTTGTATCCAAGTACCACCATTTTCCATGTTCCATTCCCGTAGGGTGTATACATACTCTGTGACGCCGAGGCATAGTCATCAATTTGGAAATATCCAGCGGTAGCGGCGGACGTCCTGTTTGCCTTCGGCGCGGGTGGTTGACCACCGTTGCCGTCTGATATCGCGTCCCATTGGCTTACCCATCCATTTGCATCTGCACCAGCAGGAGCAAGAAACACGCCACCTTGTTTTGTTCTGCGAAACATTCTACCGTTGAATTGGGATATGAATATCTGGCTAAAATATCCACCGCCACCAGAAGCGGCAGGCAATACAATGACGTGTCCGTTGTGATCTATAGGAAAATGCTGCGAAACATCGTAGCTACAAACATATATACCACCAACTCCCAAAGTGTTGAGGTCAGTGGTAAGATTTGTAAAGTTAGTAACACCAATCCCATACCCGCTTACCGTGTCTGCGTCGAGACCGGAGCCGGGGCCGTCGTTGCTAGCACTCCACTTAGAAGCAAGCGCAGATACAAGACCAGTGATCGCGGATTGAGGGTGGGCATCATTCTCGGAACGACCCAACAGATTGTTATGCTCAATTGCAAGAGGACTTCGAATAAAGAATCCGCGACCATCTCCCACAATGTACGTGAGTGTTGTGCTCGTTAGTCTGGTTGTGACCATACCGATCTGAAAGCCAAGCCTATCAGTCGTAGCAACCGTAAAGGCAGCCAACGAATAGTCAATGACACGCGGTTGATAAGTGGTTTCTTCGATACTCGGGCTGGTCAAGGTGAACAGCACATCTTCGGTTCCGTTCGAATGTCTGACAAACGCACGAATCATCAGAGAAGTTGTACTGGTAGTCGAGCTTACCTTGCGGTTGTAGTTGAATGCCCATGATCCAGCCGGTATGGTGGTCGTCTTTAAGGTAGATTCGGACAGATACTTCATGCCCCACACGGTAGCATTCGTAGCTGATATGGCTACCTCAGTCTCAGCAGCATCAATTGAAAGGCTGACGGTATCATATCCACTGACTGTACTGTCAGTTACAGACAGATACTCATTGAATCCGGCTATACCAATCGGTATCTCAGGTACTTCAATGGCATCTATCTCGGCACGGAGTACGTTATCGGCAGCGATTCGAGCATTCATTTCCTCAGACAAGTCAAGGGCAAGTTGTTCTGCGGCAGACTTGGTAATCCTGACATCCATGTTGGGAGGATTGGCGGGGTACACATTAGGCATTGGTCACTCCTTCGTTATTGACTACCTGCTGTTCGACAGCAAGGGTAGCCGCGTCGCGTTGCTTGATTAACTCCATATCGCTTTCAGTGATGAAAGACAACTGAGTAGCAAGGTTCTGAATCGGGATACGATCTCCCACAAGTTGTATGAGTTGGGCTATCTCAAGATCAGCACCAATCATGTTGCGATTGAAGGTAATCTCGATGTCCCGGTAGTCATACGCAGTAGACTCAGTAAGGTTCAGATAGCGAACGATCAGTTCAAGCCGACGTTGTAAGCCCTTCTTGAACTTGCGTTCTTGCTTGGCTGCTACATTCTCGGCACCAACCATCTTGTATTTGATGGCTACACCCGATGCGTTCGAGGCGAAGTTTTGATCAGAGAGGTCAGGCAATGAAGCGACCTTGTGA